CCTCGACATGCAGCCGAGGGCGTCCTTCGTCATCCCCCGGGACCTTACCTTGGACCCGGGTGTGCTGGCGAGCGGCAAGCGCAAGCTGGCCGTATCCAAGGTGGGGGCGCCACACTTCCGCCTTCGCACGGAGCACGCTCACGCGGTGACGCAGCTGATTTGGAACCGGCTGCCGAGCGTGGGCTTTGGCAACCGTGACTTGGTGGGGGCGCGGATGCGGGACAGGTTTTACGTGGACGGCGGAACCAGCAACGCTCTGGGCCGCGTGGCCGCGGCCTACCCGCGAGTGGGAGGAGACCTGGGGCTGGTCCCCATCACGCGCGCTGAGGCTGAGCGCGCGTTGGGCAACTGCGGGCTGCGGGTGGACGAGCTCCCCCGGCACGCAGTTCGGCCCTATCCCCTGCTTGCAGCGGAGACGGAAGAGGCGGTGACGGTCAACCCCGTGTCGGACAATGGGTACCCGGTGTTGGCGCAGTGGCGCACGCCGGGTGCACCGGGTTTGGTCATGGGGCTGGCTTTGACAGTCCGCTCCGAGCTGGAGGCAGTGTCCCGGGCCCCGGTCACCGGGGTCCAGGAGTGGATGAGGGGAGCAGAGGAGAAGAGGCCATACCTGGTGGCTCTCCGCGGGAAGGCCAAGGCGGATTACTACAGCGCCGAGAAGCTGCACGCACAGAAGATGCGGTTCTACAACGCGTTTCCCCGTCAGATGATGCTCAACATGCAGGTGGCGACGCAACCGTTTGAGGCCGTGTCCAAGAACATTATGCGTGTCGGCCACAGTGGCATTGGCATTAGCCTGGTGAGAGGGGGCGCCCACGGCCTGGTGGAGGCGCTGGAGTCGCAGCTCGACGAGAAGGGGTTCGCGTACGTGCATGTCGGTGACGATTCGTGGGTGGTGGTGGATGCGGGAAGGGGGCGGACCGCGATGTTCGCCCTGGATTGCTCCAACTTCGATCTCACGCAGCACGGGAAGGTCACAGGTGAGATCCACCGCGCCGTGCACCGCCAGCTTCAGCTGGTGGACGCAACGGCAGCGGACCTGTGGCTGGCGTATGCGCGGTCCCGGATGGTCGTGGTCGCGGAGGCGTTGGTGTACCAGTGGACGCATGCGGGCCCTTCGGGGATGCCGCTGCAGAGCAAGGTCAATGACATGCTGATGGACGTGCTGATTCACCGCGTTTTGCGGCGTGGAGCAGACTGGGCCGACACTGAGGCAACCGACGCCGTGATCCAGGCAGTGGGTCGGGAAATGGGGTTCAGTGTGCGCGTGGAGCAGCACCGCTGCTTTTACGCCGACTCCGTGGTGGAGTGCCTCGAGCAGGAGC